TTATGCCGGGGGGCGGTTCCCTAGAGCGACTACCCACTCGCCCAACAACAGATCTTGATCGGGCAGCAGCAGAGTACGGAACGTCAAGAAGCTCTTACGATGATTTAGAAAGATTCTTATTAGAACAGCCCGTCTTCGATAGAGATCCGATTGATCGTCCCAGCGTGACCACTGGTTTGACCAGATTAGATAGACCTGATTTCTCTGAGGGCGATCTGAAGCTAAAGTTCCAAGATATATTTACGAAACAGAGAGAGGCAGAACAAGCACAAGAAGCAGCTAGGGCAAAAGCGATTAGCGATTTACGAGCGGAACTAGCAAAAGAAACTGCAAGTGCTGCTGATGCGGCAGCAGCTAGAAGGTCAGAACTCACTGAATCATTGGAGGCTAGGATAGCTGAAGCTAGGGAAGCAGCATCAGCCGAGGTTGCTGACCAAGGCACAGTGATCGGGGATCTTCAAACGAGGATAGGATCTCTTACACAAGATCTGGGTGGTATTTCAAAAACCATCTCAGAGGAACAAGCTAAATTATCCGAAGAATTAAGAGAGAGTCAAAAGGGCGCTGTAGATTTGGTCCAAGGAAGGATTGACTCTCTCACAGACGAACTGAAGGGTGTGTCAGACTCAGTGGGCGAAGAGGCAGCTCAAACAACTGACACTCTTCGTGGCGAAAGAGAACAGATCGTTAATAACCTTGAGGCCCAGATAGGTACACTCAAAGAGCAAGTAGAGACTTTGCCTGTTGATGAGATACAAAGTCGAATAGATCAAATAGCAGAACAATCAGATAACTTTGTGGCCTCTGCTTCTCAAGAAAGAGCTCAGTTGGCGAGTCAGATCGCAGCGTTAGAGGAACAAGGGATTACACAGGAAGATCTGCAAGCAGCGATAGAGGGCCGTGTTTCCGCTGAAGATTTTGAGGCAGATCGAGAACGACAAGACTTTTTTATTAAAAATTTTGAAGACGCTCTCAAACTACGTCAAAAAGAAGCAACAAGAACAAGTGAAGCAATAAAAGCTTTACAACAAGCACAGCTTGATCCGGCGAACATACAACAAGAGCGACAGGCCGCGATTACAACTGCAATAGATCCGATTCAGCAGCAGTTACAACAAATCCAAGGCTCTATACCGGAACAGATTGATGTGGATGCGCTAAGGCAACAGATCACACAAGAGGTCTTAGCTGGTTTACCGCAACCAACCACTAACGTACAAGCTCCAACGGTTTCAGTAGGACCGGGAGCTGGAGGCATGGATCCATATGGTCAAGGTGGATATAGCACTATGCCTACGACAGAGGGCGCGGCTGAGATGGGAGCAACTCCGTTCTTCGATCCAGGTATAGGGAGCGAAATGGGACAAGGTTCCGTTGACCCGACAGGCGCGACTTTCGTAGCTCCGCAAACTAACGTGCAGAGAAGAGCGGTTACGGGAGAACCAGAGATCTTCCAGCCAAATCCAGCACAACAACAAGCTGGCATAGCTCCACCGCAAGTGTTCAAAAATATGCCATTAGGAAGGGTTTCAATAAGATAATGCCAAAAGAAAAAATAAGAAAAGTCGCAAAAGCGCTCAAAAAGGCAAGCAACACACACGCTAAACAAGCGAAAACTTTGGAGTCTATTAAGTTGAAAAAAGGTGGCAGTGCAAAAAAAGACAACATCCCAGACAACGTAGCCAATCCAAGCCTGTATCGAAAAGCAAAAGCCAAAGCGAAAGCTAAGTTCGATGTTTTTCCTTCTGCGTATAGCTCAGGCTATATGGTTCAAGAGTACAAGCGCATGGGCGGCAAGTACAAAGGTAAAAAGAAAGCAGAGGGTGGCGAGGTGGCTTTCGACGCTAAGAAAAGCGATCTGGATAAAGACGGAAAGATATCGAAGTACGAAAGAGCGCGAGGCACTGCCATAGCTAAAAGCATGGCTAAGAAAATGAGCCAAGGCGGGAGTGTGTTGGTTCAATCAAGAGGTTGTGGCGCGATAATGCCTAGCAAGCAGAAGCAAACAAGAGTCCCTCGCAGCTAATGAAAAAGAAACCGGATCCAAAGGTTGGAACAGGAAAGAAACCAAAAGGGTCTGGCCGACGGCTATATACTGATGAGAACCCTAAAGACACGGTGGGCATCAAGTTCGCTACGATGAAAGATGCAGACGCGACGGTTAGAAAAGTAAAAAGGATTGATAAACCGTTTGCCCGAAAGATACAGATTCTAACGGTCGCTGAGCAAAGAGCGAAAGTGATGGGCAAAACAGGGATAGCTAACGTGTTCAAGAAAGGCAAAGATGCTATCAGGAGGCAGCATGGCAAAGCCTAAAGGTGGCCTGACAAAATGGTTCAAGCAGGACTGGGTTGATATCGGCGCACCCAAAAAAGGTGGTGGCTTTGAAAAGTGTGGCAGATCAAAGCTAGAAAAGGATCGCAAAAGAAAATACCCAAAATGTGTTCCAGCAGCTACCGCTGCTAGAATGAGCAAGGGTGAAATTAAGTCTGCTGTCACCAGAAAAAGAGCAAAGAAACAAGGCGTTGGTGGTAAACCAACAAACGTAAAGACGTTTGCGGCGCAAGGTGGCGCTGTTATGATTCAATCACGGGGTTGTGGGGCAGTGATGCCCAGCAAGCAAAAAATGACTAGGGTTCCACGAAGCTAGGAGACTAAGATGCCGGGACGAAAAAAATCCAAAGGGATGATGAAAGGTGGCGCGATGAAGGCCAAGGGTATGATGAAGGGTGGCTCTATGAAGGCAAAAGGCATGAAAAAGGGCGGTAAAGCCAAAAAAGGAGCAGTGAGTGACAAAGAGTTTGAAAAGTTTAAAAAAGCCAAAGTCAAGAAAAAGGCTATGGGCGGTTCAATGAAAGCCAAAGGCATGGCCAAGGGCGGGAAGATGAAAGCTAAGGGTATGGCTAAAGGCGGTAAGATGAAGACTAAAGGGTATGCTGCTGGCGGTGCTTTGAAAGGTCGTGGGCCTTCAAACAGGAATAGTGGTTTATACGGTCGATAGATGTAGTGCCGTATTTACAATCCAATATTCCTCATTTTAAGTGTTGGGTGAGGAAGGAGTATACGCACAACCATCAAAAGTACCATGGCGAGTTCCTACACGCGATGGCAATTGCTGTAACCACTATGCCGACCAGGTGTTTATCTTTTCAAGTGATATTCACTGGAGCAGAAACGTATGACGACGATAACGAACCTAACGTCACTGGTGGGGCGATGTGGGCGAGGATGCCAATCACTGCGCTCGTGGCTGACACGCCTCTTGAAGACTGGCCTGAGACAATGCCGGTCTGGTCTGCACAACCTTGGGATTGCTCTTCTTATAATCATGCTGTTTATGTGCTGGATCGCGCAACCCCTTGCCCATGGTTGGCGAAAATTGACGGAGAGCTTTATCCTGCACGTTACTTATTTACGGTGGATTATGCGGAGAACGAGATAGCGGATGATCCGGCGCAGCATAAACAAAGTCACGTTCTGGAGTTGCTTGATGCTGGCCTCTGGACCGGCAATATTGTTGCTCTTCCTAATAATCGCGTCCGAGTAACACACCCGGCATGGTTTGAAACAGGCGAGGGTGCGCCCGATTTCAGACCATCTCAATATATCCATTACTCAAAAAGCGATTTAGACTACACCTTAGATACGCAACAGATCTTTAACAATTTGTACGCAGAGGATGAGAAGCCGAAAAGAGGCAGGAAGAAGAAGAAGTAATGGCAACGAGTGGCACAAAAACATTTGAACCAGATGTAGCGATATACATCGAAGAGGCGTTTGAGCGTTGTGGCTTAGAGCTTCGCACTGGTTACGATCTGAAAAGTGCCACACGATCACTGAACTTGATGCTGGCTGAGTGGGCAAATCGAGGTTTGAACCAATGGACCGTCAACGAAAAGACGATCAGCATGGTCAAAGACACGAGTAGCTACACTATAGATTCGACCAACCCGACTGCCACGATTGATGTGTTGGATGTGTTTATTCGTGAAACCATACAAGGCACGACGACAGATATACCTATGACCCGGCTATCCCGCGCTGAGTATGCAAACATCACTACAAAAACCTCCACTGGCAAACCAAACCTTTGATCGTGACTGGGAAAC